CACCATAGAATGGTGGCAGTTTGACTCCGTCAATACCGTAGTAGACCCTATCTACGATGTAGGTAGCGACTCAGGCACAGGACGTGTATGGAAGAACCCTCTTACTATTCCGGTAATCAATGCCCACCTAGAGCAGGGTGTAACCATCCAGAGTGACCGCGGTTTTTATAACGCTGACCAGCTAACTATCGTCATAAATGTCGACGTTATTGAGAGTAAGCTCAACTTCTATGGTGCCAACTACAACAATATCCCAGAGCTAGGCAACGTAGAAATCAACCCAGATGCCTACCTACGGGATCGTATTGTATTTAGGAACGAAGTTTTTACCCCTGTTCGGGTACTTCCAGAGGGCATTATTCAAAACAATTACACCCTTTTGCGTGTACAATGTAACCAGGTAAATGCGGAAGAGCTTGTCAACGACAGTCAATTCCAGCATTACGCCAACTACAGTGCTTTTGACCCAACAACAGCGTAAGGAAACCCTATGTCACTATCACACAGCGTTGTAGCTTTAAATAGCTCAACCGCCGTCTCTGTTACCCCTTCAGATCCAACAGTAACAGTTAATGGAGAAAACTATCCTACATGGAATAGCATGTCCATTAACATTCAAAATGTAGACCTTGTAGCTACAGTGTATATTGGTTCTTCTTCAGTAACCTCGTCTTCATACGGACTTACTTTGTTGCCAGGAACTTCTGTCTCTATTGACGACCTAAGTGTTAATGAGCCAGTTTATGCAATTTCATCTGCTTCATCCAGCGTATCTGTACTGGCGGTATTAAAGTGAGCATCCGTGTAAACAGCCCTGTAGTTCCCGCAGCCATTCTTTACTACGGCAACTTTGCTTTAAGCACAAGCCAAACTAGCGGAGGAACCACCACAGATAACCTTATTACTTGGGACACAACCAATATAAGCAAGGGCATGACCCTTAACTCATCGGATAAAAGTAAGATTGTTTTTGCAAACCCAGGAACATACAACCTTAACTTTTTAGGTCAGTTTAACTTTACTGGCGGTACAAGTGATTATCACATCACAACTTGGTTCTCTAAAAACGGCGTTCAAGTTCCGGCCTCTGCTTTTACCTTTACCACAGCCAGTGCGCAGGGCTCACAGGTTTTAGCAAACATTGAATCTCCTATTTCTGTGCTGCCAAATGACTACATTCAATTTCACTGGTGGTCTGGCGCATCAGGAATGTCCCTTCTTGCTACAGCAGCGGGTACAAACCCAACCCGTCCAGCTTCCCCGTCAGCTAACTTAACAATCTATAACGTAGGATAGGAATAGAGATGGCAAAAGAACACCCAGGCTTTAAGGCCGCACAGAATAAAATTGCAGCAAAAGAAGGTGTCTCCAAGGAGGCAGCCGGCGCTATACTAGCTTCATCCTCTCGCAAGGCTTCGGCTAAGGCGAAGGCTAAGAATCCTAATTTGAAGAAGGTAAAGGGTGCCAAAAAGTAAAGCACGCCCAAAGGCGGTAGAAAAGAAGAAAGCCGCTGCCAAGTTTAAGGCAGACGGTAAGACACACATTGTAGACAAGCACGGCAAAGACGTAAAAGTCCACCACCCAGGTGGTAAGACCTATGACCTAACCAAGCTTGCCGGAGCCGTCACCATCGGTGCCGGCGTTAAAGCAACCAAAAAATACCATAGTAAAAAGGGAAGTGGTGATTAATATGTGCAAAGCATGTGGATGCGGCTGTTCAAAGCCTAACTGCAAGGGCGCCTGCAAGAAGAAGGCTGGTAAGCCTACTACTAAGAAGGGCAAGTAAATGGCTCATAAAGATTCAAAGTTTGAGAAGGGTATGACCCCAGCTCAGAAGAAGAAGTTTGAGGCTCAGGATGAAAAGAATGATGCCAAGCTAGCCAAGAAGGTCAAGAAGACGACTAAGAAGGCACCAGCTAAAAAGAAGTAATAGTTAAGCCCCCCACAAGGGGGCTTTTCCTTTATCCTTGACCTTGACGCCGGATTTATCCGGAACCCTGCTGCTTTACCTTGCGTCTTCCTATGGAGGAATTATGATTAGTCTATATGATCGGATGAATCGGTATGAGACCGACGCCGATAAAGTGGAGTTTATTCGCGGAGTATGCAACTTGCTTCCAGAGAAAAAGCATAAGGGTTTTAATAAAGCGGCTCTTTTAATTGCTACTGGATATGTACTCTCGAAGAAACTTCCTAAAAATGGCTGATAAATTCACTATAGAGGATTACCTTAAAGCCGTATTAGTTTTCGGTGAAGTAAGCGCATTAGGTATGTTTACGCAGCTTCTACGCAGCCACGCCGCATCATTTGGCTGGCCAGATCACTTTGTAAATCAACTCGAGGTCGTCTATGTAAATGGGGGGCCTACTATCGCTATGCCTAAAGAGCTTGAGGATCAGATGCGCAAGCTTAACTACGGGACTCCAAGCGAGCAGCTTTCTCCTGCCTTAAGTACTTTTGCGATGGGAATGATCTAATGCCATTTCTTTTAAATGAAGACGCAGCGCTTAAGACTCTGCTTACAGGAATTACTGTTGCTGATAGCGGAAATTCGGCACGGCCTGTAGGGGTTTACTATGGACAGCCTGATAAGGAAATCCGTCAGCAGTCCTACCCATATATAACTATTGATCTCGTGGGGGTTTCTGAGGACCCAACACGTGCTCATCGTGGATACGTTCCTTTGACCTACACCCCTGAGGGAGTAGATACTACTAACATTAATAGAATTAACTACCCTATCCCAGTAGATCTGATCTATCAGGTATCTACCTGGGCCCGTCAACCACGACATGACCGCCAGTTGATTGCGGCCCTCTTTAGTCCTGGTAGACTACCATTAAGGTTTGGGCAACTTCCCATCCCCCAAGACGGTACCAACCGTAGGGTGGATGTCCTGGGGTTCTCAAAAAGGGACTTTATTGAATCGGAGAAACGCCTGTTCAGTAACGTCTATAATATACGTATTAGCTCTGAGCTACTTGTAGATCAGCTAGTACAAGCTTACCAAGTAACACACGCACCTAACATCACTACGACATTCCAGTCAATTCCGTTTACGATCTAGAAATAACACCGCAACTTAAAGAAAACAAACTAACTAAGGAGTAACCCCTAATGGCAACATACAATCGCCCAGGAGTCTATATCCAAGAAGTACCATTGCAGCAATCGGTTTCTGTGGTTGACACAGCAACCGCTATCGGTGGTTTTTCTGGAACGTTCCCTTCAGGTCCTGCAGGAGTCCCAACTCTTGTAACCACATGGACACAGTTCACAAAGACATTTGGTGGACTTAATGACTCTTACCCAGCTACATGGGCTGTATACAACTTCTTTGCCAACCATGGCACATCGTTGTATGTAAACCGTGTAGTCAGTTCTACAGCAGCTAAAGGCGCAGTAACACTTACAGACGGTTCTGGTACTTCTACCACAACAACCGCTACTGTTACCGCAGCAGCAGCATCTGCTGGAACAATCACTTACACAGCTACCAACACCTACTCAGCAGGCCAGACAGTATCTGTTACAGGGCTTAACGGTTCAGTAACAATTACTGGCATTACTGCAACAGGTACAGCTGTTACATACGCTACAGCTTCAACAACTGGTCTTTCAAGCGGCCAGTCAATCACCATTACTGGTGCTACAACCTCAGGCTTTAACGGTACATACACCATCACAGGTGTTGTAACTAACACAAGCTTTACAGTTACAAGCACAGCTACTGGTTCAAGCTCAACAGCTACAGGTACTTACAGCTCAGCCTTTAACTTGACAGGTGTTGCTATTGCTACTGCATCTAGCAGCCAGTTCACAGTTACAAGCGCAACAACAGATCGCTCAGTATCTTCAGCTTCAGGTACAGCGACAGTTGTAACAACCACACCTTCAAACAACGCTATCGTTTTGACAGCAAAGAATGAAGGAACTTGGTCAAGCAGCTATTCTGTTTTGGCTAGCCCATCTGGTTCAACAGGTCGCTTTAACCTATCCATTTTCTACACAGTAGTACAAAACGGACAGTCTTCTACTTCTACAGTAGAGCGTTACTCTGACTTAAGCATGACTGCTTCAGATAGCAACTACTTCATTGCAGTAATCAACTCTTACTCATCAATCGTTACTGCAGCTTTGGCATCAAACAACACAGTAACTAATGGAACAGCTATCTATGCGCCTACTACATCAGCAACCACAGCTACAAGCTTCTCTGGTGGCCTAGACGGTACAACACCGG